AGCGATAGATGCCGCTAGAGCAAGTGCAAGTTTTTTCATGTTAAGTTAAATAGTTTTTGTGTACTCAACACCACGATACCTTAGTTTTACAGTCATTGTAATACTCCAGTACCACATCCCCGTTCCATGATGTGGTTTCATGCGTTATCCGATGCTGGTAACTTGTCCTGGCTGACGGATAATGAACGGACGTGGTGTGAGGTGGCTTCTACTGTATCGACATACGAGCCGCCTTGTTTATTATACTACAGACTGTACGCCACTAGGGCTTACGACTGCATTATGTGTTGCGTTATTTACTGCATCATTGATAGAGGTACGGAACCACCTATCACCAGTAGTGTTTACTTTATATAAGGTATGCTTTATAGCACTATCTCTAGCGTGAAAAGCTTTTGGATCATAAGCCATTGGCATAATAAGTCTCCTTAGAAATTAATTTGTGATCGTTCTAATTTATCATATACATCCTGTCTATATGCAGGATCACTTTCGTACCTTGGATCTCCCATGGCACGAACTACTTCAGCCTGACTACGGAATCCATCCATAGTAGGAGCTGCTTTACCTTGGATCATTTCACCATCATAACCTACAGCATCTTGGTATCTATAGTACAATGCTTGTAAGCCAAGGTTGATTTGATTCAGATCACCTGACTCAAGTGCAGCATCGTATGCTTGTACCTCTTGTGGTGTGAAGTTCTCACCTGCCCATGTAGTCATCTGTGTATAAGCATCTTCTCCACCTACTGCATTATGAATTGAATCTATATCTGCATTGGTTAGAGGAGATTGTGTTGCACCAGTAGGTTCCTCATTCTCATTTTGTACAGGTTCTAACCCTGCCTTAGATATACGTGCGTAAGCATCAACTACTTCCTGACCGCTCATCTCACCGATAGCTGCCATAGTTTCTTTACTTACCTCACCATTCTCAGATAACTCTGCGGCTACATTGAATACTCTTTGCGCTTCATTGTCATCTGGGAAAAGGTTTTCTAAATCTTCAGGTTCAGTAACCTCATCTACAATTTCTGTTGGATCTTCTTCTTGAGAATCATTCTCATTAGATCCAAGCTTCTGTTGTAGTTCGAGGTATGCTGCTTCTAATTCTTCAGCATCTTTATATTTACCAGCAAGTAATTGATCTTGCTCTTCTTGTAATTTCTCACCTACTTCTAGTGATGCTACATCTCTTGCATCTTCAGCGGCTTCAGTTTCAGGATCACCGCTAGGATCATACGTTAGATTTATCGCCATAGTTAGTTACTGTTTTTAATCCTCCAAGACCTACTGCTTTAACCATTCCGCCTGGGCGTTCAATGGTAGGCTCACCTATCTTAGGTTGTTGAGCGTATTTATTCTGAGTAGTCTCAAGGTTGGTGGGTTTAGCGACTTCGCTTTCTTCGAATTTTGATTGAACCTTTTGTAAAGGTTTCATCTGTGTATTCTTCACACGTTGTGGTTTACTGGGCGTCTGCTTGACCGGCGACATTAGCTAAGAGTTCCTCCGCGTTAGGGTTTTTAGATGGATCAGCTATCGGAGCGCTCAACATTTGTCCTGCCTGTTTAGTCATTTCTAAATCTTGCTCAGCTTGTTGCTGCTGACCTTGTTCTTTAGTCCTTTCTTCCATGGACTTAACAAGATTCAAGACGTCAATGCCTTGAGCCGCTGCTAATCGTTTAATAACTTCATCAGCACTGATGTGTTGGACCATTGCTTCCGGTCCAAGAGTCTGTGCGATCGTCATCATGAATGATGTCAGGCTTTCTCTATCCTGACCTCTACCTAGAGCATTGATACCTGCTACAATAGTAGGCTTGACAATATCCTTAGGTATACGTGGTAGCTCTCCACTTCTTTGTAGTGTGAGAAGCTTCCTATTTAAATATGGTACTAGGAATTCAACTGTTAGTAGTGAGAATAACCCACCCAATTGTTGTTCTAGTTCAAGTTGTGTGAGGCGTACCTCTTCTGCTGTTACTCTCTCCGCATTGCGGGGGTTCATAACAAGATGAGCCTCAAGTAATCTACGCTCTAATGTTTGCATCAGCTGAGCAGCGGTTGCAAAGTCAGCACCTTTGCCAACTTGGATAACACCAATGTCATCCGGTCGTCCTTGAACGATTGCTCCGTTGCCTGCAGAAGCGATTGTAGCAGGCTTAGTTGTACTTGAGGGTGATACTGTAAAGATTACTTTTGCGGCTGCTGCAGAGCCTTCTACGAGGGCCTGAGAGAGTGCTTCCAATGATCGGAAGTCTCCTAGGAACTCTTCGACTCTACCACGTCCGTAGTTCTCTCCATCAATGGAGTTAAATCTTAGTACCAACCATGGGCTAGCGTCCTTAGGCGCTTTACCCTGTGATCCTGGGATGAGCTTATCAAATGCTTCTTGATGCCATACCCATTTGTTTCCTCTTAGTTTAACACAAGTGTAAACGTCAACGTCCTCTTCATTTCTAGACCCGATGCCACCACCTAAGTCACCAGGACTATTAGGTTGAGCTTCTAATTCTCTGACAACTTCAGGTAGAAGGTTACGATTAATAATTTCTTTGGTTACGATCTCGATAACAGTACCATTACCGTCTCGTTCTACGACGAACCTATTCAATGGGTAATGCTTAATACCTTCCTTGCCCATATATATAAGGGCGTTACCACCTACAACTAGATGCTTGATTGCTTGGTGTATTGTAACTCTATCACTAGAAGCAGCGATAGAATCCATGACCATACGTTCAAGTTTAGATAGACTAATGTCAAGTTCAGACCTTATCTGTGGAGGTAAGTCCTCTCCTAACTTGGAGTCATCAATTTGGAACTTAAAGAAGGTACTCTGTGGAGGTAGTAGAGCAAGCATTAACTTAGCTGCTAGTGTTACCACACACTTAGAACCTACTGATTGCCAAGGTGTATCTAGTTTGATATGTGATGTACGACCCTCATCATTCTGTATGAGATAAGGAAGTGTAAGCTTAGAGCATTGAACAGCAACGTCAAGAAACTGTGTACGGTGTCTCGTAAGTTTATCGTATCTTGTGCGTGCGTATTGCATTTATTTATACGTTAGATGATCCTGCTGTACCGCCAGCAGGTGCAGCTGCGACAGCTGTTGAAGATGGATTAAGTTTAATGCGTAGTCTAGACGCATCTACAGCTCGCTTCCTCTTAGAGAAGTCTTTTGATCTAGACACACCGCCTCCTACATCACCCATCATTGCTCTGATTTTAGTGGTAGGTGCATATGGTTGTGCTTTCTTTGAACTAGCAGCAGCTAGCTTAGAATTCATATCAGCCATGAGTGCCATATTACTTTTCGCTAATTTAGCAGCTTCCTCAGCTGCCTTTGCTCTTGCTTCAGCGGCTGCTTGTTCAGGAGTTGGTCCACTATAACTTGGCATACTTTGTTTTTTTCTTTTAAATCTAATCATTGTTCTAAAGATCTTTTGATATTTGAATTGATTCTACAGTCCAGCCGCTAAGCTGAGTTAATTTCTTGGCTAGACCTGGCCTTGCATAAGCTACTACAGCTGTGCAAGATTGTTCTCTACCAAAATCTTCTATAGTACCGAATTGATCATACCATAAATGGTAATCATGTAAGGACGCTGTTACCCATACAATTATTTGAAGTACTTTTGTATGAGGGCATTGAGTCTCCTCTACTATTACCACACACTTTACATCACCTTCTCCAAGGGATCTAAAGTCACCAGAGAATTCCTTCTCTAAACCAATCACTAAGCTAGTGCACGTGTGCATAAGATTAGCTAAATGATCTTGTGTATTCAGATCAATTTCAGTATTAGCTTGTTCCTGTACCTTATCTACTAAGGGTTTAACAAGGTGCCATAGGTATGGTATCTCTTCAGTTGGTACAAAATAAAGCCTAGCCATCGTCTTCTAGTCTTGCTTTGTACCATTCAACAACAGAACGTTGCCCAGCTTTATACATTATGCTAGGCAACTCTTCTTTAGGGTGGGGGTTGCTTGCTTTAAACCTATCTTCCATTTCTAATAGAAGTGACTGAGGGTTTGGTCCTAGTACAGGCTCAAGCGTATTGGGGTAGATTGACATTGGAATGCTCAAAGAAAGCTGGCATGCGAGCTGTTTTTGTAGAGATTAATTCAGGCGCTTTGCCTTCATACATTAATCTATCACTGACATCCAGCCAGAATTTTTTATCCAAATATTTACAGGTAGTATTTATACCTAGGGGTTCCATAATCCAGTTAATGGTGGCCTTCCTAAGTTTATCCAAAGATTGACTAGGAGATAAGCCCAGCTCGTGACATACAAGGCTATGAGAGGCCACGTGTATCTGTTCGTCTCTAGAGATGTCGGCGCTGACAGTACGAGTAGCAGCGTCACCGTTAAAACGAAAGAAGGGAAGAAGGCAGAAAAATATTGCACGTTC